GAATGGTTCGAGGTGCGCAGCTGGAGCCGCGAGCTGGCCAAGTCTACGATCGGCATGTTCGAGGATCTCTATCTGGCCCTGACGCGCCGCAAACGCTTCTTCATAATGGCCGGCAATACGCACGAGGCCGCAACGCGGCTGCTCACGCCATATAAAATCGAACTCGAAGCCAATCGTCGCATACAACAGTACTACGGCCGACAGCAGACGCTCGGACACTGGACCGAAGATTTTTTCAGTGCGAAATGCGGTGCTACGTTCATGGCGCTGGGTGCCGGAGAGACACCCCGAGGCGTCAAGAACAAAGCCGCACGACCCGATGTCATCCGTGTCGACGACTTCGACACGCTGCCCGACTGCGCGAATCCTTCGATTCTCGATAAAAAGTGGGCGTGGTGGGAGAAGGATCTCTATCCGACACGTTCCGTATCGGGCGGTACGCTCATCGTCTTCAACGGAAATCTCATCGCCGAGGATTGCTGCGTGAAGCGCGCAGGAGCCTTGGCCGATCATTGGGACATCATCAACCTCCGGATGGTCGATCCAAGGCACCCGAACGGCGTGGAGGATTACCGCGACGGCAAATCCGTGTGGCCCGAGAAAAATCCCGAGCCGATGATCGACCGCGTGCTCTCGAAGATGAGCTATGTCGCCGCTATGGGAGAGTACTTCAATACGCCGATCTCCGAGGGCAACGTCTTCGGCACGCAGTTGCTGGGCAAAGTTCCGCCCCTTGGACGATTCCCGTTTCTGGTGATCTACGGAGACCCGGCACCCGGACAGCGACGCGGCACGGGCAACTCGGGATCGTTCAAGGCCGTATGGCTGACGGGTGTGCTCGACGATGTGCTCTACGTCATTAAAGGACGTCTGTTCCGGGGTTTGAACGACGACTTCATCGAAGCCTACTTCCACCTGTTCCGCTACGCAGGAATGGGGTTGAAGGTACCCGTCTTCAGCTTCATGGAGAACAACTCCTTGCAGGATCCCTTCTTTCAGCAGGTATACAAACCCCTTATGGACCGGAAGCGGCGCGAAACGGGCGTGATGCTCTCCATACAGCCCGATGCGGCGATCAAGGGGGATAAGGCCGCACGAATCGAAGCCAACCTCGAACCGCTCAACCGGAACGGACTTCTCGTATTCAACGAGGCGGAAAAAGACTCGCCCGACATGCAGGAATTGCTCAAGCAGTTCCGGCTTTTCACCATGCGCACGCCCTATCCGGCCGACGGCCCCGACTGCATCGAGGGGGCATGGCGGATGATCCGAAGCAAACTCAGTCAAATGCGTCCCATTACGATCGTACCGCCATCGGGCCGGGCCGGCAACAAACATCTGATGTAACCATGTCCCAATTCATCGACATCGACGACTACGACGCTACGCTCCACCGCGAGATTCTCGACGCTCTGGTGCGCGACGACAAACAGGTGATCGAGGTCTGCGAAGACCGGGCGATCGCCGAAATGAGAAGCTACATGTCGCAGGTCTACGACTGCGACGAAGTATTCGCGGCGCAGGGAGCCGAGCGGAATCAGCTCGTACTCATGTTCGCACTCGACATCGCCGTGTATCACATCTTCTGCATCCACAACCCGCACAACATGTCGCAGATCCGTATCGACCGGTACGAACGCGCCGTGGAATGGCTCAAAGGCATTCAGAAGGGAATGATCCGCGTCGACGGACTGCCCGAAATGACACCTGAACAGGGACGCGAGAAGCTGACGCCCCTCCTCGTGTCGAGCGACCGCAAACACCGAAACTACATGTGATATGGCGAAAAAAAATACACGACGCATCACTGCGGGCGGCACGCCCGGCGTGGCGGGGCAGGGGACCTCGACCATCATTCTCTCGGCACCCCGCATCGGAGGAGTCGACATCGCAGACTATATGCAGGCGCTGCGCGATGCCAATCGCATCGACTTCCCGCAGCGAAGACGCCTCTACAACCTCTATACGGATCTGCTGACCACGGATGCGCACCTGAATGCCGTGATCGACAAACGACGGGCGGCGCTCGTCGATCAGCCCGTCGTATTCCGCCGAAGCGAACAGATCGACGAACACGTGCAGCAGCATCTGCGCTCGCCGTGGTTCCACGACTTCCTGCTGGACCTCTTCGACGCCCGTCTGTGGGGCTTCTCTCTGTTCCAGTTCCGGCGCGAGGGCGAATGGCTCGCCTACGACCTCATCCCGCGCAAGCACGTCGATCCCGTGCGGCGGCTCATCATCCCGCGCGAGGGACAGATCACCGGACAACCGTGGGACGAATATCCCGACCTGCTCTTCGTCGGTAAAGCCCGAGATCTGGGGCTGCTGGCGCAGGTGATGCCTTATGCCATCTACAAACGTCTGTGCTTGGGATACTATGCACAGTATGCCGAACTCTTCGGACAACCCATACGCGAAGGCACCTACGCCATATACGACGAGGAGGCGCGGCGGGCCATGCTCCGCGACCTCACGGCCATGGGGGCCAGCCCCGTGATTCTGCATCCCGACGGCACGTCCGTCAACCTGCACGAGGCTTCGCAGAAGGCCGGAAGCGCCGAGTTGTACAAAACCCTGCTGGAATACTGCGACGAGGCCGAAAGCAAAGCCCTGCTGGGCAACACGCTCACCACGCAGACCACGGATACGGGAACGCAGGCGCTCGGCACCGTACACAAAAGCGCCGAGGAGTCCATCAACCAGATGGACCGGCAGTTCGTGCTCGACGTTCTGAACTACGACTTTACGGACCTGCTCCTCACGCTCGGAATCGACGTCCGCGGCGGTAGCTTCGAATTCGAACAGCCCAAGCAGATCGACCTTGCAGAGAGCATCAACATCGACCGCACGCTTCAGGCGATGGGCCTGCCGATGGACGATGACTATCTCTACCGCAAATACGGCGTCGAACGCCCCCGGGACTACGAACAGCAGAAGGCACGCATGGCCTCCACACGGACGACCGAGGTCGTCGAAGGTGCCGGGAGCGTGCCGCAGAACCGCCGTGCGCACGGCTTCGGCAGTCGTCTGCGCGATTTTTTCGCCTCGGCCCCCGAAAGCACGGGGGCGGATTTAGAATGGTAGTCGAAAGGCTCTACTACGCCGAGGCGGACGAAGAGTTCGCAAGAGCGTGGTGGATCGACCGCGACCTCGTGCTCGGATTCATGCGCCGCATATAC